GCCTGAAACACTGCCTTTAACAGCATCCCAGTTTGATTCGTTTGTGGTAAAGCATTGTACTTCTCTGTTAAGAGCTACAAAAGTTCCTTCGGTCATACCTGCTACAGTATCAATGTTGACTGTCGCAGAGCCATTTATCAAATCTACTTTACCTCTGTAAATGTTATCTGCTTGTGGTGATTCTACAAATGAATGTACTAGATGGTGAGTATCTTTTTTAGATTCTAATGGGTGGTCAATTTTAAATGAACCTGAGCCTTTTGATAAAGCTCCTACAACACTTAAATTTCCTGATGTTGTTGCTAAACTCAGTACTGTCCCAGCCCCACCAGTTTTTTGAGGTGAATGCCAAACTAAAGTATTATTAAGATAATACATACTCACTTGATTAGCTGTACCATTATTATCAGCAAATACTATTTCAGGGTTTGAGCCTTCTATTCTTAAAACTGGTCCTGCAGCACCACTTACTGATGTGGGGGTTGTAGTTCCAATACCCACGAAGCCGTTGGTATCAATAACAAGACGTGTCTGCACCAAATTCCAGTCAGTAATATTAAAGTTATTACTTGCATCAGTATATGCCGCCCATTCATATGCTGTGTTATTAAAGAACAGGGCGTTGTTAGTACCAGTTCCGTATAACGTCATAAAACCACGAACAATACCACTGCCATTTACATCTAGTTTTCTTGTAGGATTACTCGTACCAATTCCAAAATTTCCAGAACTATCAATCCTCATGCGTTCTAGTTGATTTGTATAAGCAGAAACTGCTTCATTAGTTCCATCGAATTTAAATCCTGCTCTTACTTCCCCATTTGTTGCACCACCATTGTAAGAATAGATAAATTTATCATTTGTAAGTCTTATATTGTTAACAAACTCAACATTTTCTGAACTATCTATGGTTATAGCAGTAGCATCTGCATTATCGTCAATACCTGTTGAAGTAAAGCCTGTTAACGTACCAACGCTTGTAATATTAGGTTGAGCTGCTGTAGCTAGTGTGCCTGTGATCGAAGTATTAGCAGTTAAAGTAGTAAAAGTACCTGCTGCTGGAGTTGTACCACCAATGACAGAGCTATCAATGACTGCTCCGTCTAAGTTAATTGCTACCGATGTACCAGTAGCACTAAAGATTGCATCTAGGTCATCTAAGTCATTGTTTAACTTAGTTCCCCAGGTATCGGTGGATGCACCAACCTCTGGTTTGGTAAGGTTTAAATTAGTAGTAAATGTATCTGCCATAAAAAAATTCCTTTAAGCTGCGTCTTGTTTGCCTAATGTTGTCCAATCTGAGGGTGGTACAGATTCTTCTGTCCATGTACCGCTAGGTGCAGTTTGATCTGTCCATGTCTCTGCTGGAACTATAATGTCATTCCATTTTAAACCACCAACAGCAGAAAAACCACTTGTTTGTTGAATGGTTGCTGAACCACGATCAATTTGTCTACCAGTCGCTACAAAATCTGAAACTGCTGGTAAAGTTGCATTTGCACTGATGGTGAATCGACCTGTAGCAGTCATATCAGAGATAGCTGCTATAGAAGAAACACCACGATCTATTTGTCTGCCTGTGGCCGTCATACCAGATGTTTCTGGTAATGTTGAAGATCCTAATTTAATTAAGACCCCAGCAGATGTCATATCGTTGGTTGATGATATGGTTGCAACACCCCTATCAATTTGCGTACCTACTGCACTAAAGTCTGATACCGCAGCAATGATCGCAACACCTCTGTCTATTTGTCTACCTGTTGCAGACATTCCAGATGTCTCAGCTATAGTCGCTGATCCACGATCTATTTGTCGACCTGTAGCTGAACCGCCTGAAACTGCGGATATAACTGATGCACCAAACTTGAGGACTACGCCATCACCAGTAAAGTTTGAGGTTTGTGCAAGGGTAGATGACCCTAATTTAATAACTGTACCGACTGAATCAAAGTCAGATACGCCTGGTATAACAGATGCACCATGGCGTATAACTGATGCTTCAGCAGTAAAGCCTGATGTTTGGGCGCATGTAGCTACACCAAAATGATAAACGGGAGTTCCATAGTCGGACTTCCCGTATGTGTATAACCCGTAGCCTACTGAGGCCATGGTATTAAGCTAATGTGATGTCTAAATCACCAGCGTCAAATCTGAATACATCTCCTGTTGATACAGTTTTTGAGGTAGTTAAATCTGCATATGCAAGTAAATTACCACCAGATGAAGCATCTAAAATACCAACCGCAACCACTGTTCCGTAATCGGCTGTAGCTGTTGGGTATTCGATTGCAGCAGAGTTTGTTGCTGTTGTGGGGGATGTGCCTGAGACAGTAAAAGCTCCAGTTTGTCTTACATAAGAACCACCTGTTACTTCAGTACCACCACCAGTATCGTCAGGTGCTACTGTATACAAAGCAACATACAATGTTGCAGGTGCTGTATAAGCAGTACCGCCAAATACATGGTCAAGTACCTTGTCTTCTAAATAATCACTAAATCCAGCCATTTTCTATACTCCTAGTTATTACCAAAATAATAAATGTCTTTTCTGCGTTTGCCATATGTTCTTCTTCTTTGCATTAAAGAACCTTTTGCAAACTCAGCTTTTTCTTGCTCTAGTCTCATTTCTTCTAAAGCCTTCTCGAACTGTGCTGTAAATAGTGGCACTCGTTCATCTTCCATTAAATAGATAGAAGCGTGTTTTAGTGATCCGTAAAGGTAAGCATCTGGATATCCTGTGGATAAAAAGTTACTCGTATTAGAATCGCTTAACGCATCTATCTTTCCGTAGTAGGTTAATTGTACTGTATAACTTCCGTCTGGGGTAGGTGCAAATTCAATTGAATCATCTACCAATGCAAAATAAATAGGTTGCCCTGTTACATTGTCATTAGACTTTCTATAAACATCCATGGATTCAATGGATTGTTGAAACAATGGTGAAAAATCACCGCTATCAATTTGTAAGTTTATGGCTTCTAACCAATCAGTTGGTACTGCAAGATATTGACCTGTAAGAGTTGCAGTGGCTCTTTTAATCATGCCTTTAACTCTTAATCTGCGGTTAAATTCTGATTCTGTGCTATCTATAAATGAATCAATTACATCTGTTAAATCTGAACGATTTAAGTAACTTGCGATATTAGATTTTAATTCTGCGTATGTCATAGTTTACCTTGCCATGTCCTAAAGACTTTATTTTCTGAGTTGTTTAACCATCTTCTCCATGCACTCATATCATTCGCCCATCCTTCTCGACAAGCTCTTTGATATACAACCAATGGCACTTCTGCCACATGGCGAAGATCTTTACCTGGCTTAACATTCTCTGCAATGTTTTTACAATGTTCGATTACTGGACTTACATCTTGGGTGGTATGAAATATATCTTTACCGCTTTCAGTAATAAACTCATTAGTAAAACCAGTCTTATGATCTATAACAGTTCTTTTAGCCATGCAAGAATTTTACCACAAAAAAAAGGGATGCCGAAACATCCCTTTAAGGTTCTTAACCGAGAACTTAACTTACATTAAGGTCAGCAACAACACCATGAGC